ATTTAGTGCAAGCACATACCCCATTCGCATCAGAATGTTCACCCACATTACAGTGACAGTCACAAAAACAATTTTTACACTTTGTCATCTTTAGTTTCCTCAATTCCATAGAAGTACTTATCAGTATCTTCTGTTTTCCACTTACTACTATCTTCTACACTCCATATTGTTGTTTGTACCTTCCAATCAAATGGAACTTCATCTTTAACAGTAAATGAAGGAATACTCCATATAATTCTATTGTTGGGTTGAGCTGCATAATTTCCGTTTTCCAGGGCCATTATGTGGGCGCATTTATGTTCGTGGGGAATTTCAGAATGATCCGTATCAACTATATTACTCTCTGGGTGAGCCCAGTCAACTGTGAAAAGATAGGTACCGGGATACCATTTCTTATCTTTTCCTATATATTTTCCTGATTGGCCTAGAAGGATATCATAAGTACTAATACTAGGATAGTAACTAAAACAATTCCAAAGCTCCAACTCGTCAAGGCGCATCCTAGGAACTTCACCTGACTTAAATCCTCTTTGAATAAACGCACTAATCGGCAACCTATAGAAGACAGCACCATTTTCCATAATTGCATGAAAGAGTAGAGCACTCCCTGAAATCGATGCCATTCCAAAAATAACACAGTCTTCCACTTCTCCATGATGACTTTTAAGGTCATAGAGATACTCTCTCCTGATCTGCGCATAAGTCGCAGGAATATTCGCGTTTAGGTATGCCATTTACCATAAAACTCCTAGATTGAGACTATAATTAAAACAATAACTACAGCTACAGCTATAGATATTTTTTTATGAGCTAATGCTAATGCCCATAATTTTTTTGCATGTTCCATATTTCCTCCTTGTTAATCGTAAATATCTCCCCAGTTTTTGCCGAACTCAGAGTCTACTTTATTTGGTACCTCTAAATCAACCGCCGATTCCATTATCTCTACAATTTTCTTAGCTTGTTTATCATCTTCAATTGATAAATCAAGTTCATCATGTATTTGTATATGTGCCACTATACCTTCTTTATACAGTTCTAGCATAGATTTTTTTGTCATATCTGCTGCTGATCCTTGAATTAATTTATTTAAAGATTTGTAAGTATAGGCTCGTTTAATCCCTGGTCCATGTTCCCTGAGTGCTTCTTCATGAGGTAGTGCCTTATGCATCCCAAAACTATTGGGTTCCCATAAATGAAACCGACATAATCTTCCGAGTAACGTTCTTATTTGTCCTCGTTCTTGTGCGGCATTAGAAGCTTTCTCCATGAGTTGTTTAACAAAAGGTACACGACTATGATAAGTGTTAAATAATTCTGCTGCTTTTTCTTTTGTGACTCCTAGCTCTGCCTGAAGTTTAGCTTTCCCCATTCCATAAAATAATCCTAAATTAATCGTCTTGGCTTGGGATCGAGGAATCTCTGCCATGTCTGCTACCGTTTGATGAAAGTCTGCTGTAGTATTTTCTTTATAAGAATCCAGTACATCATAGACGGAAGGAAGTTTATAAAGAGCTGCATAGTGAACTACGAGTCTTGGTTCTTGTTGATTGTAGTCGAAGCATCCCCATTTACATCCTTCTTCTGGTATAAATAAACTTCTGATCTTTGGTCCTAAATCTTTATTACGTGCGGGAATTTGTTGAAGGTTAGGGTTTTGATAACTAAATCTTCCAGTTACTGTTCCTCCTCCTGCATTTCTTAATTGATTAATTTCTGCGTGTATTCTACCTTTGTGTTCATATCTTAAAATAGAATCAATAAAGGTAGTATGAGCCTTATTAATTTCTCTTGCTTTAGCAATTAGATTTACAACAGGATGTTTATGTTCCTGTAAAAAATTTTTAGTAAAGGAAGGAGCGGCCGTCTTTTCTGTTCTTGGGTATTCTATTTTTAACATATCAAATACATTGGCGACGGATCGTGCTGCCCATATCTGAGTGTCAACATTAGTTTCTAGTTTTATTTTTCGTAAAATTTCTCGCTCTTCTGCTATTAATTGTTTCTTCATTGCATGAGCTCTTTCAATATCAACTCGAACGCCTTTGAATCGCATATCGACTAGACATGGAAAAAGATCTGTTTCTAAATCAAATACATCTTCTAGGTCTTGATGAATAATTTCTTTTTTAAGTTCTTGCCAGAGTCCTAACGTAATCTCTGCGTCACGTTCTGCATAAGATCCTGCATGCATAGCCGGTAGCTTATACATCTCGGCTTTGGGATCAATGCCCCATTCTTCTGCAGCTTCTGCCAAAGCTCTTTCATTCTTTCCGTAACCTAAATAATGCCAGGATAAACTATTCAAGTCATATCTAAATCTATTTTCATCGGTGATGGCTGAGGCCAACATGGTACAGACAATGTCGCCATTAATTTTAAAACCCATGGCTCTTAACCAACACACGTCGTAAATAGCATTGTGAAATATTTTTGTGGAAGGAGAGTCGAGGATATCTTTTAACCAATTTAAAACTTGTTTACGATCCATGTTTCCCCCGCCCTCGTGAGCGATGGGAAAGTATCCTTTATAATAAGCAGTGGCGACAGCAATGCCTATGACTTCCCCATTACCTATAACAGAACCCGATCCTTTTTTAATAAGATCAGGATCTTTTGTTTCTAGATCGATTGCAATTTCATCTACCTGTCGCAGGTCGGGAAATTCTGTAGGTTTTACCCATTCAGTCTGGGCTTCAAATCTAGGAATTCGCATTAGTTATGTGGACACCTTTCTTTTGGTAAAAGTTTTTTTAAATCTTCAAGTTTTACTTTATCGCTAACAACTCCTTTATCCTTAAGCTCTTTCCATTTATTGTAGCCATCTACCCAATTTTCTGTACGGCCATAATCTCTATCAATTATCATATCAATATAATGTTTAGCCTTTTCTAGATCCTGTACTTCTCCTTTATGCGCATGTCTGCAGATATATTTAATAGCATTTCCTTCTGCAAATTGCAATTTGTTCTTGTTTATAAACTCACTGGGCTGAATCGTCATGTTTTTGTAATGGGACCCTCCAACTTGTTTATTGTATACTTTCGATGTCATATCCTTTGTCCTCCTTTTTTGCCGCCAAGATATATAAGTTTTGTTTAGTACGTGTGACGCCCACATACCAAATTCGGTTTTCTTCATCTTCCTTATCAGGGCTTTTTTCAATAGCTTCCCTAATAGTTTTGGTATTATCTAAGATAAGTAAAACATTATCGGCTTCACCGCCTTTAGCTGAATGAATCGTTGATAGTTTAACTCTAGCTTCTTGAGATAATTCTTCTCCAGCCTGTAGCATGTCTCTGATATACAGACTGTCTTCAGGTTCTGTTTCAAAAACTTCAAACCATCGTTGAGTGTGGCTGTAGCCAAATTCTTTTAAGTCATAAAGTCTTTCTTCCTTTTGCGTAAATTCTTTACCAAAATATTCAAATAGATCTCTGCATTCTGAAATCGATAATAGGGATCCCTGAGTCCATCGTGTAAAATTTTGAATGGCATCATAGAGTCTTGTCTTATAACTCTTTCTGTTTTTATATTCAAAATAAATTCCTCTATCTCTTAGGGATGGCTTAAGCTTTATTAATTTATCATTGTATCGGGCTAGCACGAGCCATTTTCCTTCATGTAAAGGAACGTCTTCAATAGATGTTCCAAAATATACATCCCCTTTTTCCTCTCTTGCTTTCCATTCTTTTTGTATTCTACGTTCATCAGGTATTCTACTTAAAATTTTATCAGCCAGATTTTGAACACATAAAGGAACTCGGTAGGATTGAGGTAGTATTATTTCTTTTGCTGGCTCTTGTTGAAATCTTTTAACATCGGCACCGGCCCAGCCATAAATGGCTTGATCATCATCGCCTGCTAATATAGTATGTTTGGAGTTTTTCTTTAGAACATCAAACATCTTCCATTGAATCGGTGATAGGTCTTGTGCTTCATCAATAAAAACTACGTCATATTTTGGACATATTTCGGCCACAATGAATTTTTCAATCATATCGGTATAATCTTTCAAGTAAAAAGACTCTTTATAATTATCTAATTCATCCCTTAAAATATAAAGTAAATTTTTATCCAGCTCATAAGAATACATTCCGGTATTGTATTCCTCTTCAACGGATATTTCCTTTATTCGTGCTGCATTAATTATATTAAAATACTCACTGTCAGAATCTACAAAGCCTGTCTTCTCTTGTCCTTCACTATAAACCGTTACTTCTATTCCTAAACTTCTTCCAATATCTTCATAATGTTCGTCCTGCATCACCTCACTTTTCTTCATTCCGAGTTTCCAAAAAGCCAGAGAGTGAAGAGTTCTAAAATGTTCAAGTTGTTTTGCTGATAGATCTGGATTTTGATCTAACATTCTATTTTTAGCTTCGGTAGCGGCTTTCTTAGTAAAAGCAAAATATCCTATCTTATCAAGGGGGGTCCCTAGTTTAATAAATGTCTTAACATAATCTAAAAGACGGGTAGTTTTTCCTGTTCCCGGAGGCCCGAGTATTTTTCTCATCATATAATATCCTTTTTATGCTTTAATTTTGTATGATGAATAGGAACGTTTTCAAATTCTGCTATAGAAATTTTTACGACGTTTTTAGTCGAGGTATTATATTTTCCTTTTTCTTTCGTTGGAAATCTTTTTTGTTCCATAAATTCTATGTCACAATTTTCATAAGTCGTCATCATCATTCTTCCAGTTTTATCTTCGCTGTATTTCCAGTTCTTAGATTTTAATTTGTCATAAAATTTATCAAATTTAAAATAGGCATACCCTTCTTCAATTAAAACGGTACCTGATTTAAATCCGGCATCGTTCATAGCTTTAGGACCATTAATTTTAGCATGAAGTACATCGTGTAATTTTTCTTTAGAGCTTGTTCCGATAGGAGGGCTAACTGTTTTCTGTGTCTTGTATAATGCATCTAATACCGTTTGATCTTCATCACCTTTAATAATAGGTGGAGGAAATCCAGCAGCTTTGGCTATTGCATTCCTTCTTTTACGCTGATCATTTACGTGTTCAACAGAACGACAATGAACGGTTGCTGTTCCGATTCCATCAGATTTAATAACATCAAACTCATATTCAGGTTCAGGATCAAGATCAATTTTCTTGAGATTGGTTAACACTGGATAAGTTCCTTTAGATCCAGCTAATACACCAAATCTTTTTTTAACACATATTCCTTTTTTACAATGATCACTAATAGGACTTTGAGTACAGGTGTATCCTTTAAGAGATCGTGCCCAGGATCTTACTTTGGCATTTAATAATTTATCATCCCATGCATTTGCATGTTGTTCTGCAAAATATTTAACTGGAGCATTCTTCACTTTTTGTTTCCAGGTATCTTCGTATTTCAATTTAACAAAGACATGATAGTTGTACATAAACCTGTCTTTACCATCAAAAGTTGGATCTTTCATAATTGTAGAAAGATGGGCTAGACAAGGAGGTCCCTCTTTAAAATCATCATCAGCTCCTTCATATATCTGTCTATCAATCCCCTCTGTTATGTTATCTAAACTATCTTTTTCAACTAGATTAGCTTCTGCTACTTCGATGAATTGTTCAAAAGTAAAAGGAGTTCCATCTATATTTAGTGCTCTACGTTCTGTTTTTTTATAATAGGGTAAATTAATAAATTGGCCTGGTCTTAAACGATCATTTTCAAGATCTCGTGTTAACTGTGTTTGCTTGGGAAAAATTTCATTGTCAGGTTTTAATTTAAAAAGAGGGAGAAGATTACTTAAAAAAGAAACTAAAAGAGTGGCGGATATAAAATCCTTCATAAAAATAAAGAGGTGTAGCCCTCCACTTTTAGATTCAATTGGGATTAAAGGTAATTTAAATTCTTGAATTTTGTCTATAAAAAATTTCTTGTCGTAGTTTACATAGTTTTTTGGATCTATATCAATGAGTCCAAACTTAACTTCTGAATTCTCATTCGTGGGCTGAATACCTACAGATTTAGCGCCCGTTAAATGGTCGATATAGATTTGATCTGTAAATTCTTCATAAGCCCATCTATAGTCTGGTTTCTTTTTACCACTAACCGGATCAATTTTGACGTTGGTCCAATCAGCGACACCATACGCGCGTCTATATCCATTAAATAAATTTATATACTTCTTATCCATAATTATCTTTCGAAAGGGCGGGTTAAGTCTCCCGCTCCCGCCCTTTTTTTAATCGATCTCTCGATTAAAACTTAAAAGTGCGAATCAGACCCTTTGGGCTTATCAGAGCCATGTTTCGCTTTAACACTTCCTTTGGAAATGTTTTCAGAAAAAGTTTTAGCTTGCTGATACATTTGAGTATCTGTTACAGGACCCACTTTACTTACTTCCCAACCAAACCAAGTGCCTTTGTCGTTAGACATTTGAGTAGTTTTTAGTCTGTAAATGTGGCTGAAAGATGCTGGAGTAAATAATCCAGTTTTTCCTTTCAATTTAATCCCACTCATCATTGAGTTCCACTTTCTACTAATTTTTAATTGAGTAGATTTCATAGAAATCAAAGCTGTCGAAGGACTATCTCCTAAGATAATTACAAAATGAGATGCTGTCTTTTCAAGATAATTACCATTCGGTAATCTATCTTTATAGTTTGCATCTGGTTTTGTTTTTGACATGATGTCAGATGAGGAATCATAGATTGCAATCGGTGCACCTAATCCTTCTCCTCTATCTTTCCATTCAATGTATTCGAGTTTATAAAAGCATGGAATAATATTAATACCTTCCACACCATCATATAACTCACCAGTCACGGAATTAAAAATCATTCCAGGTTTGGCACCTTTGACATGTTTACCATCTCTTTCGTTTACTTCAGGTGATAACTGTCCAAGGATTTTTAGAAACGGCAATGCCAGGTCTTGTTGGCCGATGTTGCCTAAACCCTTACTCGCATCCTGCTCAAATACATTGGCAGGAAGAGAAGCGTTTGTTTTTTGTTGTACCTCGTTCATGTTTATTGTTTCCTTGTTATTTTTGTTCTGTTGCCTGTGAACAAGTTAAAAAGATCAGAGGGCATCTCTTGTCCAGCTTCTAGACGTTCTCTAACCAATGCTTTAAGTGTCATCGGTTCAACCTTTAATTTCTGGACAGGTTGAAAACCTTGACGTTGTGCAAGGGTCGCATAATCTGCGGCCTTGTTATCTTCGCCACGACCAAAAGCAACAGTAACCTCATTTTTAATAAGATCACCCAGGTCGTTATCTCGAAGCCATTTAAATGCCTCTTCCCTTTTAGCAATAGGGATCGATGCACCGTAGACGGGTTTAACTTCAACTGAAGATCCGTCTGCTAATTTTAATGTAGAGATGTTCATTTCCTGCATCATGGTAGGAATAACTTCTCCAGATACTAATTCTACCTTTCTTTTAAGTTCTTTCAACTCTTTTTCCTTAGTAGAATATTCATCTTCTAAATTTTGTAGTTTTACTACTTGATCAGATAAATTCTTAGCCTCATTTACTGAGTCTAAATCCTCTCTCTGGTCTTTTTCAAAATCAATACTACTCATTTATTTCTCCTTTCTCGTTTAAGTTTATAGTAATAGGATAATATTGTCTTTCTTGTTTATCCCATTTCAATAAGTTGTATTTTCCATTTGTTATTTCAGAAGCAATTGAACAAGCCACCCCAATAATAGCAGGATCGCCGGTCAATAATAAATAATCTGTTGATCTATAGTTTTTTAAAAGATTTCTTAATTTAAAAATTAATGGACCTGGCGAAAAGATAATTTGAGAAAACTCCGGTAATAAAAATTTAAATTTTCCATATCTTGACGCACTCATAATATTAATTTTAGGTGTCCCTGCTTTTGTTCCTGGTATTTCTTGAATAACATAAACAATAGCTTCGCCTACTTTATCAGGAGTGGGGCCACATTTAATACTACTAAACATATTTATTTATTTTGCTTTCTAACATTGACAATCTATATAAGATATTCTATATAAGGAGTCAATAGAAAGATAAAAAAAATTATGAAGTATAAATTTAAGATGAAGCCTTATGCTCATCAATTAAAGGCGCTCGAAATGTCTTGGAATCGAAAAGTCTTTGCTTATTTCATGGAAATGGGGACGGGTAAATCTAAAGTGTTAATCGATAACCTATCTCTATTGTATGATCATGGTAAAATAAATGGAGCATTAATTATTTCCCCTAAAGGAGTTACCGGCACCTGGTATGAACAAGAACTTCCGGCCCATCTCCCTGATCATATTGAAAAAGAGGTCGTATTGTGGCAAGCCAATATTACAAAAGGTCAGTCACGAAAACTAGGAACATTATTTAAAACAGGAGAAGAGCTCCATATTCTAGTTATGAACGTAGAGGCTTTTTCAACGCAGAAAGGGGTTGATTTTGCATCTAAATTTTTATCTTGTCATAACACCTTAATGGCTATTGATGAGTCAACTACTATTAAAAATCCAGACGCTAAAAGAACTAAAAATATTTGTAAGTTGAGTACTTACTCTAAATACAGAAGGATTTTAACGGGATCACCGGTAACCAAGTCACCATTAGATCTTTATAAACAATGTGAATTTTTACAACCAGAATTATTAGGTCATTCCTCCTACTATACTTTTCGAACAAGATATGCTGTCATGAAAACGGCTAATTTTGGAGGACGTTCTGTTCAAATTGTAGTGGGTTATAGAAATCTTGATGAATTGGCGGAAAAGTTAAAACCGTTTTCTTATCGAGTTCTCAAAGATGATTGTTTAGATCTTCCACCTAAAACTTATATGAAAAGATCAGTTAAATTATCTGCTGAACAAGAGAAAGTTTATAAACAAATGAAACATTTAGCGTTGGCTCGGCTTGAAGGAAAAACCATGACCACAGCTACTGTCCTCACTCAGCTTATGCGATTACAACAAATCACCTGCGGTCATTTTAAAGCTGATGATGGAACTATTCAACATATTAAAAGTAATCGAATGGATGAGCTTTTAGATGTTTTAGATGAAGTGGAAGGAAAAGCTGTTATTTGGGCTCATTGGCAACAAGATGTAGAACAGATAATAACAGCGATTAGAAAAGTTTATGGCCATGAAGCTGTTGTTGATTATTATGGTTTAACTCCGAATAATGAAAGACAGACTAATATTGAAAGATTTCAAAATGATGACGCTTGTCGCTTTTTCGTAGGAACCCCTCAAACAGGAGGATATGGAATTACTTTAACGGCTGCATCCACCATGATTTATTACTCTAATGGCTATGATCTAGAAAAGCGTCAACAATCAGAAGCAAGAATAGACCGAATCGGACAAAAGTTTCCAATGACTTATATCGATCTTATGGTTGAAAATACCGTGGATACAAGAATCGTCAAAGCTCTAAGAAAAAAAGTAAATATCGCTTCTAAAATTATGGGTGAAGAATTAAAGGCTTGGATTTAGATAGGATTTTATGGGAGGAGAGTAAAAGTTCTCTCATAAATTTTTCCCTTATTATACCATTGATTCGTATTTCGTGACGCCGTCGACTTTCACAGCTTTTAAATATTGTCTTCGTTTTTGATTTTCAGAATGTGAGCAGTGCACCCAGCCTGAGTTCGGATCTGATTCTTTCCAATACTCGAGAATGAGTTGATCATATTCTAGATGTTCGTGAATGTAATCTGCTAACTCTTTATTAGATACTCCAAAGATTTCGAAGTCG